ATCGAGCTCAACCCCAAGGAGTACGCCTACTGGTCCGGCCGCGTCAACGGAACCACCGTGGCCACCCCCGTCGCCCTCACCGCCTCCGGCACCTACACCACCGACCTCTCCTCCACCGCCGTCACCGTCCCCACTCTGGTCTCCGCATCTCTTTTCGTAGACTATGTCTACCTAGATACTGACGAGCGCAGGCGCTTCGCCCAAGCCGCTCACGAATATTTAATTGAGCAGCTACAATACACTGGGGATGAGTCTACATCACAGACAAGCAACAAGGTGAAGTTGTCTTTCAATCATCCCACCAAGGAGCTAATTTGGGTTGTCCAGCCCCAGGCTTGGACCCAGGATCTCGGGTCCTCCTCCGTCATCGGAACCGACGGCGCTTACGGAAAGCAGTGGTTCAACTACACCGACGCCGTCGACCCCTCATACTCCAGCTCCTTCCTGTACAACCAGCCCGCTGCCGACGTCATCGGTTACGGAGCCTCCAACTCCTATGGAGCCAACAACTCCTACGGACTCTCCAACGCCTCTTACCCCGCCGTCGTCACCTTCCCCGGCCAATACATCAACAACGACCAGGGCTTCGCCTCCGGAGTCGGCCCCGTCCCCGGAATCGCCGCCGGTGGTGCCAACGGTGTCTACATCCCCACCGCCTTCGGACCCGGCCAGAACCCCGTCGCCCAGGCCCTCCTCCAGCTCAACGGACACGACCGATTCTCCATCCGCGACGGACGCTACTTCTCTCTGGTCCAGCCTTACCAGCACCACGAGAACGTCCCCGCCCAGGGAATCAACGTCTACTCCTTCGCCCTCAAGCCCGAGGAGCATCAGCCTTCCGGCACCTGCAACTTCTCCCGCATCGACACCGCCACCCTCAACCTCACCCTCACCCAGGCTACCGTGTCGGGCGCTAACGTCTACGGCAACAAGAACGCTGTGGTTCGCGTCTATGCCGTTAACTACAACGTGCTCAGGATCATGTCGGGCATGGGCGGGCTTGCGTATAGTAATTAGGTCCGGAATGGGCGGACAATAGTTGGTAAATGACAGGGTTGACGTTTTTAGGGTTTAAGTTTTCGCATTTTTGTCTTGGCTTAAAGGCTTGATGCAACAATAAACAATAAACAATAGAGCAAATATGCAGCTGATCGTAACAGGTCAATCTGCTCTGGGCACACGGAATCCGGCATTATTTTTGAAAAACATCGAAACATCCGCAGAGTATGCGATCCTTTCCAAGTCAGAAAAGGCGTATGCGATCGTGATGGACAAGATAGACTACGATTTTACTCAACCAAGTATATTTGTTCATACGGCTACCGGATATGCGTACATACATGACACGAGTTCGACAAAAACGCATCACAGTATCGTTATGCGATCTATGATGGAGGGTGCTACCATTCCGGACAACGAGAACATAGACCACATCAACTGGATAAAAACCGACAATCGTAGAGATAATCTGCGTTTGACTACAAACGGTGGTCAAAACAATAATCGCATCATATACGACAGGATCCCTCCTCCTGCAGATATCTCCGCCTTAGGAATTCCGAGTCTTCCCAAGTACATGCGTTGGGACCCTATCGAGTTCAAGTTCGTTGTCGATATGCCCGATGGTTCTACGATCAGCGGAACAAAGAGCGGAAAAGTATCTATCATCAACAAGTTTCGTGATTGTGCAGATAAGTATATGGAACGCCTCATCCAAGATCGAAGCGTGGAAAACGAAGAGTTTGTGCGAAACCGTATCCGTTTAGCAGACGAGTACAACGCAATCGTTCGTGCTGCATACGAAACTGATCAAGGTGCATTCTTCGATGGGCCTTATTTCGATGTATCAGAGCTCGACTCTTTGATCACTCGGCTGGATAGAATCATCCGGGTTCTTCCACCGATTGGCGACGGTGAAGTTCTTCACGGTCCTCTGAACGGCGAACGTGTGTTCGTGGAGCTCACGGAGATAGACGCCGTCGCCTGCTTCGTCAATGATAAGGGGCACCCGCCCACCCTCTACGACAAACGCCACCACGATGTCCTTCGCGAGATAACATGGGAGTCAGACACCCTTCGCATCGCCCCCACGAAGGTCATGCGCACAAAGTACCCGACGACGTTCCAGAAGAGTGCAGTGCCTCTCGCTGTCTTCATCGCAAGGGAGCTTGAGGGAATCCAGGTCGATACCGATACACACGTCGTCGTGCCATTCACCTTCAACGCCAACAGGCACGACGTCCGCGTGGCCAACCTCATCGTCGCCCCGGGGTCAGGAGTCGCTCGCGTACCTGCCCAAGGGCGTGACCGTATCCAAGGACGGTGATAAGTACATCTTCGCCGTGCGCATCAGGCCTCACGGTGACGACAAGGGAAGCTGCAAGAACGAAGAGAAGATCCGGTTCAAGAACATGATAGATGCCGCTCATACGTTCGAACAGCGTGTCATACCCATCATCGAGGGTAACTGGGCGAGCGTCTTCCAGAACGTGCGATTCGTCAACCCGTCTGTCGTGCCCGTAGGCGTGCTCGAGAACTTGGCCGATGGCCATGCGCACTACGTCAGGATGCTGGCGACATACAACTCATCGATCGACGAAGTGTAGTAAGAGTTCATAATAGGCGTGGTTCAGCAAGCTCGTTAGGGCTTAAAGCAATGAGATTGCTCCATAATAAAATGAATACCATCGTTGAGATACCTGATGACGTAAATACGGTTGCACTTCTTCGTGACGATACATCAACTTTTGAAAATCAGGAAGAAATTCCATTCGATTTGCCCGATCTAATACTCAGCAAATTAATTTTAACAACAGGTTTTTGGAGAAACAAAGATGATAACAAATGGATGTGTTTGGGATATTTGTGCAAACGTTCTATGCAGATTATGCTACAATTTGGAATTATACAACAAATATCCACCACTGTGGATTCATTCCTTGACAAATGTTGTGAAGGTGTGTTTGCATGGGATGACAATTTTGAAGAGGATTTTGTTAGGGTGGCTTTACTGTCAGCTGCAGAGAATGGTCACATGAGTGTTTTTTCGTGGATCATAAGGAAGATACGCAATAATGCAACCTTATTGGATATTGGATGGAATTTCTTTTTGGAGGACATTCTCATTGCTGCTGTTGAGAACAATCGAATGGATTTTGTGAAGTTTATCGTGGAAGCTAACCTCATTGATATAAAATACAAACCAGATTTTGAAGTATATCCACTCCTCAGAGCCGCAAACAAAAACAATCTTGAAATGATGAGGTATTTGATATCAAAAGGATGTGATATTAATGCGGTGTCTGTACCATATTATGACCAAGACAATCAATACACAGCTTTGATACGATCTGTTTCTAAAAAGGAATGGGATGCGGTTCGTATTTTGGTTGACGCTGGAGCAGATCTGGAAATGACAGTTCATGGTAACGAAGTGTCACGTGATGTTCAATCATTAAATGGACCAGCACTGTCATTTGCTGTAGGCAATAATGACCATGAGATGGTACAATATCTCATAACAAAAGGTGCCCGTGTTAATCCATATGCGCTTCACAATAAGACACCTTGTTATTGTCCGTTCATTACATCAGTTGACTTCGGCAATCTTCCTATTGTCAAATATATGGTAGAAGCTGGGGCAAACATCGAATTCAGAAACTATGAGAATATGACAGCTCTTATTTTGGCTGCGGTACATAAGAATCATATTCTGGTTGATTACTTAATTTCTATAGGTGCACAAACTAATGTTGTTGATACATATGGTTATGATTACATTTTCTATCTAACGCATTAAAAATAGATTAAATTATTGAATGTGTAAAACATCGGCGAACGGTCGAAAAAAACAAGGGGTTTCTGACGTGCGGGCAACGCCACGACTGCGGATTCAAATGGGTGTATTCGTGGTGCTGATCGACTGATGTAAGTTTTTAGCCTTTTAATTTTTGTCTGTAATTGTAAATGAGCACCCTCGAGCTCAAACATTTCGATCAGTCTCCAAACAGGGTGCAGAGTGGAGGAGTGTACGTGATCATCGGAAAAAGATCGACTGGGAAAACGTATCTAGCCAAGGATCTGATTCGCAAGATCAACTCGAATGATAAACCTGTACCCACGTGCACCGTCCTCTCGTGCTCTACGTACGACTGTGAACAGTACGCGGGAATTTGTCAATCCACTCGTACACTAGCAAGCCCGTTTGACGCTGAAGTAGTTTCGAGCTTCCTGGAGACGCAGATTTCGCAAAGGAACGCACGAAATGATGATGGTGACGACGATGTCGATCCTCGTGCAATTCTAGTACTAGACAACTGCATGTGTGATAACGGGTGGTTGTCTGACAAAAGTTTGAATACGCTGTTCTTGAACTGTCAGAGTTTATATACGACGATCATATTGACGTTACCTTACCCCTATCGCATCCCTCCCGTGATGAGACCGAGCATATGTGCGATCTTCATGTTCAAGGAGACCTACGACAGCAGTTGCAGGGAATTGTACGATCTTTACTCCTGTGTGTTCCCCAAGTTCGAAGAATTTATTCAGGTATTAGAACAATGCACAATCGAAAAAGGAGAGTGTCTCGTCATAGACAACTGTGCAATAAGTAACGACGTACGTGACATCGCATTCTTTTACAGAGCGTAACCAAAATCGAACAACTGTATCAATTGTTCATGAAAGGAACCAAACAGATCTTATCCAACATCGATCCGTCGAATGGGACCATCAGCTCTGACAATACGTCAGACGTAAGCTTGTCCGTGGCGACGTAATGTAACCCGAATCTGGCACACTCCAACTTGCTTTTCCCACGGATGATACACAATCCTGCGGGTGACGACGGCTCCTCGTGAAGGACCTTGTTGCGTACTTTAGCCACGCTCTTCATGTATGGCGTGATGAAGTCCCAGACGTTCCCATCTTCGTCTTCCAGCCATGCATGAGCATCCCATCGACCGTCGTTCGTGGTGAAATCACTCGACTTGAACTGGTGGACTTTCTGAAAGTCTCGTCCTCCGTATTCGAACCATGGGTCAGTGATGCCCAGTCCGAGAGAGCCGATGACGATGCGTCCACCGCATTCTAAGATGGGTCTCCAGTCCCCTCGCATGGCATTGTACCTGACTTGCGTGAGGCAGTTGTCCTGTATGAATACCAAGTCATGCTCAGGAGAGAATCTTAACACGAGACCAGATTGAACAACCTTCATGTATCTATCTATTATTCGATGCGAGCATTGATCAGGTTATAGATGCATAGTGTGAGCTCGCCATGCGACGATTCCCTTTGGGGTCGAACCCTCCAAAGATCAGAGCCGTGATGGTGTGCCCCTTTGAAAGAGCGCTTCAACTCATACAGTTGCAGATTTTACCGACCGTCACTGTGTCGGAGCCATGGCGAATGGAATCCGTCGCATGCCAACGGTATATTGCGGAGAAGTCCCATTCCTCAAGGCATCTTTCGAAGATTGGGATCAGGATAACGCGATTTTCCATCAACTTCTAGTATCATATGTTGATGCAAAGGCTCAACATATTGAGGCATTTTAAAAAAATGATATCACCCAATTTAATTGATTCAAAGCAACTTCCATAATTTGTCTGATTTATAGACGTCGACGGTGAGTTCCTTACGACGTTTTTTGTTGTCTCTAACATCCATAAGCAGATTGTACCTTTCGGTCGTGGACATGCTTTCATACAATTCTTTCATCATGCGGTCGTCCTCAGATTCAAAACGCACATCAATGATGTGAAACTTGTAAATTGTTTCAGAGACGAAACTCATCCTGATGTTGTTGAGGTTGCTACGTCCGCGTTTCCTGGTTGGCTTACGACACAGTAGAGAATACGTTTTTCTCGAGATATCGACGATGCGTTGTACGATCGCAATGTTGACGTTTTGGTAGGGTTCCAGTATCTCGATGAAATCACGCATGTCCAATATAAGATATCCATATTCAGAATCCCAGGCCTTCAGCTCTGGAATTTCTGCTTTCAAGCCGATTTCGATCCACATACGAGGCACGTGCTGTTCTTCGTACTTGAATTTCTCACCAAGGCCAACATCATCTCTCGTGACTGTTGCTTCCTTGTCTTTCTCTGCAATGTCACACCATTTGGAGTAGACAGACTCGTAGATATCTGCACCAAGAAATCGTTCGACGTGCTTGTCCATCCACGTAGGCTTTCCGCGATGCCATTCTTCGTCGTACTGTACATTTGTTTCTCCAGAGACCGTCATGTAATCAGGACACGATATTGCGATGAGGTGCCCGTTTTCGCACATGATGTGGAGGTCATCCTCGGGGTGTTTGTAATATAATGATTTTGTTATGGTCATGTCAGGTGCTCCAAATAGAGCCGCGCTGACCACGTTATGGGATTCCGGGCCAATTGCGACGATGTCAAACTTGGAGGAGTCCATCAAGCTCTTCAACGCAATTTCGGTATCCGTCAGACGATCGACCAACATTTCGAATGTCGAAGTGAGTGGGTGGTCCTCCATGATGTGTACTGTATCACCATTGTTACGACCGCACTCCCAATTTTTCATTCGGGGTTCAAAATAATTTGCACATCTACCACCACGTCAGCGGATTCCACCATTTGAAGTCGTCCTCCTCGCGAATTGGTTCGGATTTTTTAGGTTCTTGTGGTGCTGGTGCCGGTTGGGGAGGAGCGGTGTGCTTGCAACGGTAGTCGTAGCACGTCTTGCTGTCGCAGTCCGCATTGGTACGGCATATTTCACCTCCGCCACAGTTTCCAGAAGCCCAACACGGCTCTGGGGTCGCATAGGTCGGATACGCGTTTTCGAATGCTTCGGATTTCTTTTTGCTGCTGCTGCCGCCCTCGCTGCATTTGTACGTCCCGTCGGTGCTGTATATGCAGGTTGCCATGACGTTGTGTGTTTACTTAATGACATTATTTTTACGTTAAACTTCTGAAAAATGGTTGACATTCAACAGAACTAGTATCGATCACGAACGATCTCGAACGCCCGTTTGATCTGTAAATCGAGCATGTTGAAGTCGTCGCTGTAATACAAGAACGCTTCGTCTCCGGATAACACAAATCGTTTCGTCGTGTAATCGTACACGCCATACTTGTCGAACAATGCAGGCCACAATTCCTCTTCGGTTTCGCAGTCTTCGTCGATGATTTCGTCAATGAGCGTACTCATCTCGTCCACGTAATCTCCTGTGAGCCCTTCGTACCACACGTTGATCTCGAACTCTTGGTCCCTGATGGATTTGTAAAGATCTCCGTCATCCCCTATCTCGTCCATCAAAGCGGCCAATACGTGTTCTGTCACATCGTCACGAGAGAACGTTGGCTGTCCGCTCATCGGAGAATACAGCAATTCATCGTCCCAGCACTCGAATTTCAGCCATTTTTCAACGAGATCCACCTCGATTTTGAAACCTTCGTACGTCTTTTGGGTCGTTTTTTTCCACGCGGCAATCTCGCTCTTTGAGAGATTTCGGAACGTGATGGATCCACAGAGTTGAAGGTCTGCTGACGTCATCGAGGGCGAGTTTATATGACACAGGTATGCCACGTGGAACACAAATTGAACCAATTTTTTGGTTTCCCTTGGCTTAAGGAAGGGTACACCGCATACTATCCATGTAGAAAAGCATGTTTTCCCTCATTCAGCATCAGAACGCTGCTTACGACGGAGAAGAGTTCATGGTCACCATCGGAGTTTACTCCACGAAGAAGGCCGCTGAAAAAGCGGCAGCAGATATGAACGCTGCATGTATGAACGCATACGGAGCGGATGCATTCGTACATTCTGTCATGCCTGTTCCAGTCGACAAAGTGATTACCGACCTCGCGCATCCTTTCATATCGTCAAGGGATTACGATACGCTGACACACTTTGAGCACGTCGTTTCGGGATGCA